CCACACTATTGGGGCTACGCTGCTCTTACCGCCAAAGTAGGGGAAGGGTGCTTTCATCTTTCTGCTATCAGTGCTATCTGGTTATCTATGGCTATATCCCAGTTGAGAGTAACAAACTCATCTATCTTTGGCAGCCCTTCGTCTATTGCGGGCAAGATAAACGGCCTAGGCGGTATACCCCTCCGGGCTATCATTCGCCGTATGCGCCACACTAGCTCCGCGTTGGTTATGAATTTACCCGTTTTACGGTTACGGCCCTTGATCCTTTTGCGCTTCACCCACTCGAATATCACGTCGTTTGGGGGCATAGTGTTCACAAACCCGGTGATCTTCCCATACGGCTTACGCCCACTTTCCACCCATGTAGCATACGGGGGTGCAACTACGCTTAGCATGCCCTGAGCGGTGTTCACTTCGACCGTAATAGCGTCGATTATGCGGCTATCTTCCAACCCTTGGCTAGCTAGGTAGAAGCGCATTAGGTCGGCCATGAACTCCCCCGCCTCCCGCAGCGCGAATGCCATCGGAGTTTGCCGCTTTTGCTCTGCGAGAATGCGGGCTACACTTTTGCCTAGTGCGGGTTTCTTAGCCATTGCCCTGATCTTGCTGGGTGCTGGCCACGTCTATCGCTTCCTGCCTGCCGCTATCCTTACCTTTTGCCACTGCCTTAGCTATGCGCTCATCTAGCTCATTATGCAGCAGGCACTCGAGGTCATACACGCGCTGCCGTAGCCGCTGTACCTGCCGCCACATAGCGGGTAGTTCGTTCCTGCTTTTGCCCATAATGCGTTACAACCACACGCGGTTTATACATTCACACTTCCCGCCGTCTATCGACGCTTTCGGGCACGGCGCAGCCTTGCACTTTGGGCGCATATCGCTATGCTGGAGCCGCGCTTCGGCCTGCTCACTCGCTTGGTCGGTTGGCTGGCTATCCGCTTCGGTGCCTTTGCCTGCTACTTTGGTTAGCATATAGTTGTATCGCTATCTGTTTCTAGCTCTATCGTTACCATCCAGCCTGTTTCACTGTTGGCATAACTCTCTATCTCCCCTACTGCCTGCACGCTATCGAGCGAGTTGAGCACCGGCCCCCCGTTATTGTAGGCCGTGCGCCTCAGTGCGCCTACTAGCTGGTTTATCAGCGTGTAGGTAGCCTCAAGGTCATTCGTGTAGTCTGCTATGTCGGTGCCGCTTTTGGTTAGCACCCGCACGTCGAATGCCATAGTAGTGCTATTCGGCCCTAGCGTTAAGTCTGGCACCATATCAATCGCAATGTAGGGGAAGCGGATAGGCGGCTGGAAGCCTGCACGGCCCGGCCTGTCTACTATTACCGGTACGCCTAGCCCCTCGGCTGCCGTCACCAGTGTGTTTAGGGTACTTTTATAACTCATCTTTTTTGGCTTGCTCTTTTGCGAATATCATAACGTAGCTGCTCGCGGTCAAGGTAGTGCTGAACGAACTGCAAAAACTGAAGAAGCGGTAGCTCACTGACTGTGTCCATTTTGGTAAGGTCATTTCCGCACGCTATTAGTAGCCACTGATAGGCTACCGGGTACCTTTCGTTGTACGTTTCTTGGAAGGGGGAATAGGTGCCGCCGCTTGTGCCGCTGTCTCCCCAGAGTCCGGGGTAAGCGTGCTTAACGCGTGCCGCGCTAGCATGAAAAAAAGGTACACCTCCCACCCCTCCATGGCGGGCAGCTGCTCTAAGCTAGCCAGTTTAGCGGGCGCATACACCTCATCGGCGTTGTAGCCGGGAGCCTCTTTGCTCTCAGTATGCTGATAGGTTACCGCTTGCAGCATAGGCAGCACCTGCTCTGTTATTGTCTTGCCCGCCAAGTGGCTCTCCATGTCGAGAAACCTATCAGCAGTCCAGCTGGCAATGTCGTTCACCACCCCCCACTTGCTGCCATCGGCGGCGGTTAGTAGACGGTGGTGTACCGGCGTGTACGTGTTTGGCACGGCCGTATCGTACTCAGCCAGCAGGGGCAGGTACTCTGCCAAGTCTGCCACCGTAGCGGGCATCTTTCCGGTAAGTGCGGCGGCAAGACCCATCTTGATCATACCCGGGGTAGCGCGGTCGAATGGGGAGCACCTTAGGTGCCCCCACATATCGATGTACTGTTTTATGGTTAGTGTTTTACTCATCTTGGTCAGTGCTCTGTGCGCTATTGTATCTCGTTAGTAATTTCGGCGGTATTCTCCACTTTAGGCGTGCCATATCATCAATTATATCATTAATAGCACGGTCAATAATGACACGGCCAAATAACAAGCCTAGCATTATCTGCCGATTAAGTACCCACTCTGCCACATCCGGATCATTGGTGCCTATCTGAATGCCTTGCCCGTCCCGAAAAAAAAGTGAAGTGGGCTCCTTAACTTCACGAAATCGGACCTTGTCCTCTTTATATATCTCGTAGTACTTCATGACTTATCTTAGCATGCTATCATCTTTCCACGCGTGGTACGCGTCGCAGGCACGGTCTATCGCGTCCGGCCCCTCTTCTTCTTCTGGCTCGTATCCCCAGCCGTTGTCTGCCATATCGCTTTGTATGGCAGCCGCTGAATAAAGCTGCATTCCGTACACCTTAAATATATCGTACTCCTTAAATATATCGTACTCCTTAAATATATCGTACAGCTCTGGATTTAGCACGCCGGAGACAAATTCAAGCACCCATTCCGCGATAGCGCGGTTATTAGTTCCGATTATCGCAACTTCGCGGGTACCCCTAGCCAAAACAATCTTGGGCATCCCTACTGCTTCGCGGCACCTTAGGTCGATCCCGCCGTCAAGCACCTCGTATAGTTCGTAATACTTCATGTGCCAAATTTAGCAAGGCTATTTCAAATAAGCAAGACCCGCACGTAAATAATTACCTCCCCGCCACAAAGGTTGTGCGCTTGCCGTCCCCCCCCTTGTACAGGTGCGTGTACAGTGCGTAGCGCATAGCGTCCAGCGCGTGGTCATTAACCTTTTCCGGCGCGTCTAAAGGTTGCCCGTTTCGATCTTTGCGCCAAGCGTACGTACTATGTTCTTTGTGTAAGTTCACGTTACCCTGCCAGCTACGTAGATTGCCGTGCAGCCCTTGCACATAGTTTATGCCAGCCCCCACATCCTTACGCGCCCGTTGTGCGTTGTAGCCCGCGCGGTATATGTCCGCTATCCTATCGGGCTCCGCTGCATCACAGTAGATCGGTTCGTTCCGGGCCACCCCCAGGTCTTTGAGCGCGGCTATTATGTCGTGCGTAGTCATCTCAGTGCGGTACAGCACCTCTTGCATATAGTACAGGCCGTCCGCTTCAACTACTTTAACCAATGCGCTAGGCACATTGTGGCCAAAGTCCAGCCCGTACCAGCAGCGAGCGGGGTTAGTGGGTAGTTCAGCCACCTGCTGCCAAGGCTGGTAAATCAGGCCGTCGAGGCTACCCCACTCCCCAAGCGCGTATACTTGGTAATGGTACGGGGCTATTTCGCGCATTACCTCCAGCTCCGTTACGTTGGCGGCGGGCAGGTAGGGGTTGTCTCGGTACGTTGTATGTAAATACAGCGAGCTATCAGCACGCGCATTAGTTTCAAAAAATTCTTTGTATACCCAGTTATTGACGTTAACCGGGTTAAAGGTGAGTACAATCTGGCTATGGTAATCGCTTTCAGGGCGAAGGCGGCGGGATAGTTCGTACAGGTCATCTGCCGTACACTGATCAGCCTCTTCCATCCATACAGAGACAACATTCTCGATCCCTTTGAGCTTGTCTGGGTCGTCTATCCCGCTAAACCAGATAAAGTTTCCGTTAGGGGTATACTCAATGGTTAGCTCTTGGCTTCGAAAGACAAAGTATTTGGATAGTCCTAGTTTGCGGATGAGCTCCGTTAGGCCTTGCCATATAGTGCGGGGTATGCTGGTGCGGGTTTTGCGAATGCAAAGCCATCGGTAGTCAGGGTATGTAACTATGTCCAGCAGGATGCGCAGATACATGTGGTAGGTTTTGCCTGCACCTGCCCCACCGCGCATAATTACATATCGCTTGCCGTGCGGCTCAAATAATGGCACGTAAGGTGCCAGAATATGCCGCTCTTTTGCGTCCACCTATCCACGGCGTTTAATGTCTTCAGGCCGCACGATAGTAAGCGGAATATATGGCAATGCCTCCCCATCCGTTTCTAGCTCGATAGTTCGTAACTTAGGCATTACGTAATCAGCTAGCTTAGTCCAGCAGTATATCATATCTTTTGCGTTGTCCAGCTCCGCAAATTTAGTTGCTATTTGCGGGAATGTCTCGGATAGAAACTCGCGTATTTGATTACGCAATGGATCCAAGTCTTTTTTGCCGGCCCCTTTTGGCTTGCCATTAGGGTTACCACTTTGCCCCGGCTTAAACTTGTTTTTTTCGAGCGCGGGATAGTCGCGTTTCGGTTTCGGTTGGTTCGCCTCCATCGGTTTCGGTGGTTAGGGGTTCAATTGTCTCGACGTTTGAGTGCTCATAAGCGTGCAGCATAAGCAATTCCAGTTCGCGCACGTACTTACGTACGCCGTTGGCGCAGTTGTAGCAGGTAACTGGGTCACAGTCTAGCCCTGTAGCCTCTCTGTATACCTCGCATATCAGGTCTACAGCCGCCCGCTTTTCGCGAAGGCTACCCATGCGGCTATCATCATAAGCAAGGATTGCCACTTTGATTCGGTCAATAGCAGTTGTCATTTTCTTCGCACCAGTTAAAGTAACTTTTACCCACAAGGTAGGCAAAAAACGCGGATACAAGCGCAATATACCAGGGCAGAGCAGCTAGCCCGATGGCAAGTGCTAGCCAAAAGCTCATGCACTTTGGGCACGCAATAGGCCGAATGTGCCACAATCGGTAGCGGTGCAGCCACTTATCCAAATGGATGTACATCCGCACCCATACGATTGGCACGAAGATTGATATAGCTAGGCTAAACCAGCAGGCAAGTATTAATTCGCGAATTGTCATTTTGGTTTTTTTATGCTTAGGTAATTAGTTATACCCATAACTGCATCGTTTAGGTTGTAATACACCTCGTATCGATAGCCGGCTACCTCAGCTTTTTCTCCAAACTGCATTTGGGTAGGCTGCATCATTCCGCTTGGCGACTTCATTTCGATAAACATCCCGTGGTACAGGTGGTTCCCGTGCATCAAAAACAGGTCGGCTACACCCGGGGTTAGCCCCATCTGTTTCATTCGCCAGCCTTCGCGGGGTGTTGCTTTGCGCTCATTAGGGATGCTAAACATGACCTTGTCAGGGTGTGCAGTAGCAAACCACTTGACTAGTGCTATCTGGAGAGTTTCTTCGCGCCGCTTCATAACCTAATCTTTTTACGTTTGACCGCCCGCTCATTCATAAGCTGCTCAAGCTTGTTTGCGGCTTCACTCTCTATGTCGCTGCCAGCGGCGTTGTATATAGCTTCAATCAGCGTGGCACTTTTGTTGCCGCCTTTGGCCACCGCACGCAGCAAGTGCGGGTGCCTTAGGTGCAGCACCTCGCTCATTTCGCGCCAGCTGTACTGAGCCTTGAGCTTGCGTATCTTTTCTGCTAAATCCATGGTGCTAAATTACGCATTGTTTTTGAAATAAAAAAACCGAAGGGGATTTTATTCCCCCCCCGGCCTCACTTAATCAAACAAAGACCCATCCGTTGTTAAACTTAAGTACTTTTTTGATGGAGTAGTAAAATACCCCTCGAATTTATTTCGCGTTACCCAGTCAATAAACATACGACAGGCTAGTTCCACATTAGCGGTGCTCTCAGGCGTGCGCCAAAATGTCTGCTGGTGCATCTCCTTGAACTTTCGCGCAGTCTCGGTTACCTCCGCAATGTAGTAGGCTACAACAGGTAGCTGAAACATCTCGAGGTATACCTGCCATTGTAGACTGTCGGTATAATCAGGGGTTTTATGGGTAGTCTTATGCTCGTATAGTGTAAGCCCAGATATAGCATCCGCGGTGCCGGTAAGGGTCAATGTATGCGCCCCGCTGGCTAGCTTGTATAAGCCCGGAACTTCAAAGGCTGCAGCCGCCCACAAGCCGCCGCGGTATAGCTCGCCAAAGGCCCGCAAAATAGCAGTGTCCACCACTACCTTTGTTCGCCCCTGTATAAGATAAGGCTCCCCTTCAGGCCAATCAAATAGCCCGCGCTCTACCATTTCGCCAACCGCCGTGCCGTATTGCATTGCGTAGGTAGGCGGGGTGTAGCTAGTTAGCTTGTCTAAGATGCCAACTGTGTCCAAGCCCGACGTCCAATTTACGAAGGTATCCAGCTGGGTTACGCGTAACCAAAGATTAGCCATTTTGTACCTCCGCTTCTTTTGCTAATACCTCTTTTCGTTTCGTAACTAAATGTCGAAGCTGGGCTTCCACCGCCACGCCCTCTTTTCTTATTGCATCGTAAACTGCTTTTAGCGCGTTCAGACTATCCGCGCTGGCTATGGCTTCCTTGTACCGCTCGATGGCTTCCATCACCTCCGCGCTTGCCGCGCTAACCTTGGCTTGGTGGGCCTTATACGCGGCTATCATATCAGCCATCGTGGTGCTGCTGGCGGTTATGGGTGCTATCTCCATTGCCCCCAGGCCCGCACTATCCTTGCCCCAGTGTGAACTCGACGGGCGAAAGTCAACAACGCGCCGGCCATCGACCAGACTGTAATAGCCAATCAGGTCGGCTATCTCTTTCACCAGTGCGGCGGTGCTGCCGGTTATCTTGGGCTCGCGGCACTCATCATCGTCATTTTCGTGGGCAATCAGTACAACATCTTTGCCCATATCGCGCAGGCTACGCAGCACCCCACCCATTAGCCCTTTTAGCATTCCATAACCCTCTTGAGAGGGCTTGTAGGTTTCACTATTGTACATCCGCGGATACTTTGCCGCAATGTATTCCATCGCTAGCTCCGCCAGCCTACCTACAGTGTCAATGACTACTGTATTGTACATCGACATTTCATCCCGGTCGGATAGCAGGGCGGCTACACTCTGCCAAGTGGGCTGGGTTTCCGCGTCCACCCGGAATGCAGCGCGGCCTTGGCCGTTGTCCGCATCAATCAGGATTGGGGTTGCCGCTGTAATTGCCAAACTGGTTTTGCCTATGCCAGGCTGGCCGTAAATTAGTACGATGGTGCTGCTCACCGGCAGCGCGTCTGTGGATCTTGTTCTCATTTTTTTAATGATTAAGTTGAGTTTCTATTGTTCATCAAAGATTGCGTAGCCCCGCGTTACTTCGCCTGCAAAAGCATGGCAGCAGGCGGCTATTAGCTCATCCAGCATAGCATGCAAGTACGCCGTAGGTAGCCCCTGCATAAGCCAAATGAGCCGAATGGCAATCATGCCGGGAGATTGCTGGCTTTCGTGCTGGTCTGAAATCAGTTCCAGCATATGCTGCACCTTATCTGCCAGGCAGAAATCCGTTCGGATTTGAGCCTTACGCTTGGCAGCGTCAATCTGCGCCGCCCGCTCAAGTAGCGCGGGGGCTACCCGGGCGGCAATGGTGAAGGGCTTTACCATGGCAGATTCCCTTTTTTACTTTCTTTGTACAAGCCAAAGGCATCCCGGGCTAGCGATGTTAGGCTATATGGGTAGGCAAACTGCCCGTTGCTAAAGGCAACAAAAAAGCAATCGTCGCCTAGTAAATTTACGTGGGGCTTAACCTGCACTATTGTGCAGACCTCTCCGGTGTAAGGCTCGTGCACTGTCTTGCCTGGCAAGAAGCGCATCAGGTGGCGGGGCGTGTACATTGTCTTTGATTAAAGTGATAGTACAAAGATAGGGAGGTTTGCGGAATTACGCAAGGGGCGGTTCATTTTTTTTGCAGAATTGCGCCGCCTTTTTCAGCTACCTCACGCTGCTCTGGGCTTAGGTTTGCCCACCGCAGGTCTGCCTCTTGCAGGTTTGAGCTTTCCAGGTCTGCCCATTGCAGGGCTAAGCTTTCCAGGTATGCCCCATACAGGTTTGCGCCTTGCAGGTTTGCCCACCGCAGATTTGCGCCTTGCAGGTTTGCGCCATACAGGTTTGCGCCTTGCAGCTTCGCCCCTTCCAGGTCTGCCCCTTGCAGGTCTGCGCCATACAGGTTTGCGCCTTGCAGCTTCGCCCCTTGCAGGAATGCCCCATACAGATTTGCGCCATACAGGTTTGCGCCTTGCAGCTTCGCCCACCGCAGATTTGCGCCTTGCAGGTCTGCCCCATACAGATTTGCGCCTTGCAGGTTTGCGCCATACAGGTTTGCGCCTTGCAGCTTCGCCCCTTGCAGGTCTGCCCCTTCCAGGTTTGCGCCATACAGATTTGCGCCTTGCAGCTTCGCCCACCGCAAGGCTGCCCCTTGCATGTCTGAGCTTTCCAGGTCTGCCCCTTCCAGGTTTGCGCCATACAGATTTGCGCCTTGCAGCTTCGCCCACCGCAGGTCTGCGCGTTTTCCACCATGCTCTTTTTCCAGCCACATCTTATGTAGCCTAATGATCTTATTTACCTCTTTTTGTTTCATAGTACAAAGATAGGGAGGTTTGCGGAATTACGCAATTCCCGTAAAAATAATAATGTCTACCTACGCGCCTAAGCACAGTGCGCCGTATTTGCCCCTCACGTAGCGCGTATCGCGCAATGCCTACCCTGCTGGCATATGTGCCTACCCATACAACAGATCGCACGGCACAGCGCGTCTATTTGCGAACCCCGTTTCTTCCTGTATTTTTTCGACGAACGCGCGTTTTTGTTCGACGAAAAACTTGTTTTGTAAGCTTTCTTTTTGTTTATTTTTACTTATAAGTAATACAGATAAGGATAACAGGTGGTAAAGAGAAAGAATAAAGATAGATGTTACTTATAGCAAGAGGGCTGTCTTTTTGTTAAGTTCTTAAAAAAAAAGATTTACCACCTGTTGTGCTAAAAAAGCACGCTAAAAGCACAAAAAAAATACATGCGTTAAGCGTTTAAAAAAAACAAAAGGATGTTAAGGTTCTCTACTTTGCGAAATTGCGCACACTTGCATACCTTTGCCGGCCATGGATAGTCAAAAACAATTACCGATAGTCAATCTGCCAGAGGAGCCAAGTGCTGAGGCGTGCGTTATTGGTGCATGCCTACTCGAAGGAACTGCCTTTTCTCGCATTAGCGGCGTGGTTACAGCCGATATGTTTAGTGAGGCCAAGTACCAGCACGTTTGGCGGGCAATGGCTGAACTAAACGACGAGCTTGTGCCTATTGATAAGCTAACGGTTATGGATCAGCTGCGCAAAAACGGCAACTTGGCAGCCGCCGGTGGCCCTTATGTTATCGCCAAATCGACGAGCGTTATAGCTAGTAGCGCGAACCTTGAGCACCACGCTTACATACTTGCCCAGCAGTGGATAGGCAGGGAGACCACGCGTATGTGTTCAGCGGTAGTCTCCTATCAGGATAGGTACGACCCCATTCACTTGTTGATGGGGATGCACGCGAAGATAAACGACTTGCTACAGGTAGCTACACGTAATAGCCAGATGAACCTGGCCGATCAGCTAAACAGCGCGGTGGACGTGGTGCAGCGCATTGCCTCAGGCAAGGAGGCCGGTATACCGATTGACCTGTACAGCCTTCAGCGCATAACCAATGGCTTATTTGCGGGGGAGCTTACGGTTGTGGGCGCACGCCCAGGGCACGGCAAAACGGCATTTGCGCTAAGCCTTGCCGTAGGGTTGCTGAAGCGGGGGATATCGGTCTACTTTGCCAGCGCGGAAATGGCTAGCGAGGCTATCCTAATGCGTGTGTTGGCCAATGTAGGCAGCATACGCATGGGCTCTATTCGCGGGCAAGCGATGGCCGACTCCGATTGGCAGGCGTTGGATGCAGCGCGGGCTACTATCTTCAGCTGGCCGCTATTGCTGGACGACGCGGCACCTATGGACATTACCCGCTTATGTCAGCGCGTGCGTGCGCACAAGCGCAAACATGGCTTGCAGGTGCTGATAGTTGACTACCTTCAGCTGATAGCCGAGCCATCTAACGATAGGCGGGTGGCGGTAGGTAACGTTAGCCGCAAACTAAAGATATTGGCGAAGGAGCTAAAGTTGCCAATCGTTGCTCTGGCGCAGGTTAGCCGGGATGTGCGGGGGAATAATATACGACCGGAGCCGCATCACCTAAAAGAATCTGGGGATATAGAGCAGGATGCAGACAACATTTGGATGCTTTACCGCCCTGATTTGCACGGCCTGCACGAATTTGAGGACGGCACCAGCACAGAGGGGGTGGTATGCCTATCCGTTGCTAAGCAACGTAACGGGGAGGTAACCTCTAAACAAGATTTACGCATGCGTTGGGAGCCTGAGTACCAGCGCATATCCGAGATGGCTAGTCTTAGGCAGAACATGCCTGAGTTTTACTATGAGTCGAAGCCGCTCAATAGCCCATTTTAGCCTAATAGGTATTCCAGTGTCGCCGCCAGTAGCCTCTCGAAGTTGGATCGGCGCGTTGCCCAGTGGTAGCACGCCCGCCAACGCTAAAGAAACGGACGTTGCCGGTGCCTCTTTCGGGCCTGCCATGCCAGCGTTCCAGCCGGCAATCGTCATACATTAACTGCCAGTAGTTGGTATGGTGCCATAATGGATAACGGTTGCTGTTGTCTGCCAGCCAGTCTTCAAAAATAGCCCGCTCAGTATCTATGTTTGCCCCGATTGCATCCAGTACGGTCTTATAGCCGGATAGCTCCCTAGTTACCCCGCCCGTGGTTAATGCCACTACGCCCGTATCGCGTATCTGGTTAGCCCTAAACGGCAGGTCTTTTTGCAACGTGGTATATGCTAACATTACTTTTGCCCTATCCACCAGTTCCTGATTGTCCGTTGTTAGGCCATTAGAGGCCGCCTGATCCACGATCTCTTCATACAGGTATCTACCTAGCACCACGCGTAAAAACGCGCGTTGTGCGGTATGTATGGCTGGCTCCATAGCCAGTGTGCGCACCAGGTCGCGTGCCCCAGGAACCAGTTGCTGAACTTCTTCGGAGGTTATGAGCAACGTATCGGTTATTGCTGCCATTGCTGTATCGCTAATTGGTTTATCTGCTCTTCGTTTGTGCCGCCATCCTGGTTAATTGTAGCGGTATCTACTTGCCCAGTTTCAGTTATTACCAGCTCGTCCACGCTAAAGGTTACATCCCAGCCCAGCAGGCTGTACAGCCAAACCAGATCGTCCAGCAACTCACCCCTTACAGGCTTAATAACTGTTTCAAAAAACGTGGACATAGAGGTGCTGATCGTGCTGGCATCCCCGCTCAGGCTTGGCCCCCCCGGCAGACCTATTAGGGTGAGGCTTGGCAGCTGGTGCGCGCTTACAATTTCCTGCCTTGCCTGATCCTGATACGCACTTACGTTTTTATCCGCCGGGCTATTCGTAAAAGGTACAAACTGAACGCCTTCGCTCTCGTTGTCGACAATTTGCACGAATAGTTTACCCGTATTGTCAGTGCCGTTCTGGAATTCCTCGAAAGACTTCCGGGTTCTTTCGCGTTCGGCCTCATCCATTCGGCCCACAATAGTCAAAAAGCCGCCGGGATTGAAGCTGTTTATGGTGCTTTTGTGCTTAAAATTTATCAGCTCCGCCTCCGTTTCGATGCTTAAAATGGCACTGTGGTAATCGGGGGTTGGGTAATAATGCTTTCCGGGTGCGTAGCGCATTCGGTACACTAAGTACTTGGCCTCAGGCTCGTACTGCCCATCCGGGTCAAAGGGGGCTATCCATACCGCCTCCTTTTTGGTTAGTGCCTCGTCCCGCCAGTCTGGGCTGTACACGTAGCCGTGCACCGTTTCTTTTGCCTCATTATCGTAACTAGCGCGGCGCAATAGGCTAAAGTCAACATGTTTGAATCCGGCCAGCTGGCCGGTGCTATCAGTGTATACTAGTAGCGCATACCCGCCGTACAGGTATCTATCCATTGCCAACCGCGTAAAGCACTCATGTATACCCAGATCATTGCCCACTCCGCTGCTGTAGTTGTCTACCTCGGCCTGTTGGCTAGGGTCTTTCGCCACTGCCTTTAGCTTGCTGCCCCGGGTGTACATCACCTTTTTGTCAATGATCCCCCCGTGCGTGGGGCTAGCGGCATAAAGGTCAATCAGCAGGCCCGGGTAGTCATTGTCTTCAAAGTATTGCTTTACCTGCCATTGCCCTACCTTTTGAATAGGGGTGCGCTGCTTTTTGGATATGCGCCCGCTTCTGCTAAGCGATACCTGAAATATGTTGCTCTTCGCCGTTGTCATATCTCACTTATGGTTAGCTGCACTCGCAAATCTACTGCATCTGTTACGCCGTCAATGTTAGCAATGTAAACCGTGTAGATGTCATTTATTCTAGCCTCATTGATTATGGACGTGCGTAGGTTTGTAACTATACCCGTTCCCGTTGTTTCGGCTATTACCGCGCTGCCACCTACAAGCGTGTAAGCCCCCACACCGCCCACACTTTTGTATATAGAGAGGGTTAATTCTTGCCCGTTACCGGCCGTTAGAGTTGCATTTACGTCGATCCTCAGGCGGCGTGGTCTGCTGCCTAGGTATTGGGCTCTGGGTAGCGTGGTGCTAACTATTTGGATGAGGCTCTGGCTGCCTATTGTCAGTGGGCCAGTTACCATTTCTACAGGTACCCCCGCCGTTACAATCTCGGTGGCAGTGACATTGGTGGTCTGATAAGCGAACAAGTGAGCAACAGTGTCTCCCGGTGGGTCGGTTGCCTCAAAAGCCCCGTCGTTGCTGGCAAAGTAACTAAACCTATCCTTACCTATTGAGGTGTCGACGCTGATTTTCGGGCCTGGCCCTCTAAATGCGCAGCCTACTATACGGAACCCGCCTTGTCCTGCTACACTAAAAGAATCCTCCACATTGGCTACCGTTATCATTGCAGCACTTGTGCCGCCCTGAAAAAAAACGCTACTGCTAAAAAGCAATCCCTGCTGATTATTGTACGTAGCCGGAATGATAAAACTAGCCCCTAATGCCGGCCCTTGTACATAACAGCCATCAATAATTGCGGGAAAGTAGTGGGGCCCATCTAATGTGAGTGGCGTTTCTGAGGTAACTAACGTAGGGGCAACGAAAGCACAGGCCTGTATAACTACCGATCCCCGCCGCCGCACGGTGCCCATATTGCCCGTTAGCGTGAGGTCTCGTAGGCCAAAAAAGTCAAGGCCAAAACTCCCCGTAGTTGGGCCTACATTAAAAATAGACGCTAACCCGGTAGCCTCAAACGCGCAGTTTTCAGCGGATAAGGCACCGTTACCCGTTATCATTGCGCCGGAATCTGTCTTGATTAGTTTGCCGCCCTTCCCTTCGATAAAACAGTCTGTCCCGCTTGCAGGCAACACTAGCGTGTGCCCGTTCACGCTCACATCCCCCACTATCTGGTAGATAGTGCCCGCGCTAAGGGGGATGTTAGCCGCGCCGGTGTAGCCGTCAAAGTCAGATACCTGGGTTACTTGGACTACGTTATATGATTGCAGCCCTTGTGTAGGCCTGCTTACAGCTTCTTCCAGCAACTGGGGGGCGTTTATGCCGGTGCTGGCTGCCGTTGCGCCGGCGGGTACGTAAATGGCTTCTAGTGCAAACCTGCCGCTAGTAGGCGCGGGGGTTGTAGGCACAAACGCGGGGGTGCCTTGCACGACAGATACCACCCCCGCTGTAGTCACCTCCAGTAGGTCTATGCGCGGGTTGCTCACATTGCCCGGTGAAAGAAACAAAGTGTTTAGGCTTGGTATCTGTCTGGTTAGCTCCTGAAACTGGAAGGTGCCAGACTGAACCGTTACGGTTAGCGCATTGGGTGCTTGCCCTATTGACACTTGGCAGCCGGATAAAACGAAGTCAGGCACGCGCGGTACCGCGTAGTCTGAGGTGGTATTATCCCCCCGGGTGGCACGAATGAAGCCGGTGCCCAGCCATTGCAGGGCTAGGTGCTGCTGCTTTTGCACCTCGGCGTTGTTTTGCAGTACATCGCAGGGTACGCTCCCTGCCACAAAATCATTTACTGGCATCGTCTTTTTGTTTAGGGTCTCTGGATGTAAGTAGCCCAAGTGCAATCGGGTACACTACAGCGGCCTCAGTCCAGGTCGTTTTGCCGGTTAGTACGCTGGCGGTTGCCGCCAATATAAGCAACAGGCCTACAACGGTGGTAAGCGGTGCCTTGGTTATATTTCGGAGATGAAAAAACATGGTTATCGGCGTGCGGTTAAAATTTGATGCAGCATAGTTTTGATCTCAGCAAGGGCAGCGTTCAGGTTTTTGATTTCAGTTCGCATTTCCGCGAATTGGGCCTCGTACTTTTGGTCTCGAATGTCGCGAATAGCATGTTCATTTTGTTCATGTGCCTCTTTCAGTTGGCGGATTTCAGCGCGGATTTCGCGAACAACAAACATGCCAATGACTACCACTGTACCCGCCCCTACTGATGTGCCCCAATTCTCCATAAAATATATAATTGGCTCCATGTGTGTTTGGTTTAGTGCGGTTGTAGCGGTTCGGTTGCAAAGTTAAATCCAGTTATGTTATTCCCGTTGCCACTTAGGTCGGGTACGTTAATAGTAGGCAGAACGCCGGTGCGTGTGTCGAATGAATAGCGGGCTACTAGGCCAGTTGTATTTTCGGGAGACAACCCCTGTCCAGCATTATATAATGCTAAAATCTCTGTCCCGGATACCAATCTATAATACAACTGAACCTCATCTATGCGACCCGGAAAATATAGGCTAAGACCTCCCAGCCCAGGATTTCTAGCCCCAATATACATTCCACCGCCAAAAGCAGCATCTGTTATACTGGCAGTCGTTAAGTTTGCAACAGATGCAACCTGAATGCCATTTATATACCCCCTTACTAATCCAGATCGTTCACACGTTATAGCCATCATTGCCCATTGCCCTATTGGCAATGTTATTAACGGGATAAATAAAGTGGTAATTTGTGACGCCGCTAAGTGCACCCAAACTAAAGAATTTGGACCAAACCTTCCTTCATAACCACTCGATCCAAGTTGTCCCCGGGCAAATATATCTTTGCCATTTAGGCTGGCAAGCGAAGATACCTTCATCCACCAGATAAAGCTAAAGTCATTTATTCCAATCGATGGCATAGCCGGATTGGCCACTAAATAATCATTTACCCCGTCAAGTGCAATCGCATTGCCAAAACTAAATGCGCTCACAAGCCCTTGGGCGGTTACGGTCAGGCTAAATGACTCAAAGATTGGATCGTACGCCCGCACGTACACGGTTATTGGGCTTTCAGTTTTTGTTGTGAAGCGGGTGTAGCTAGTGCCTGTGGCTACTATAGTGGCAAACGCGGGATCCAGTGCCCACTGGATTTCGATTCCAGCAGGCGGCGTATCCACCGTCCAAGTCAAATCGCCATCCTCTACCCGCTGCTGTGCCTCCAAGCCAGTCGGTGCGCTTGCCCTAGGTATATAGCAGGTGGTGCTTAGGCCGCAGAACTGCTCATATGTTAAGGCGCAAAATTCGCTGAAGTCTAAATCGCATAGGCAGCCTACAGGGGTGGTTACGTACTGCTCTATGTAGCTACTTACTACCTGCCTAAGGGGGTATCGCTGTGTGCAGGTTGCCGTTAGCACTATTCCACTTTCACCATCCTTCGCCTCAGTAGCCGCAGCCGTGGTTACCTTGCACCCGCCCTCTTCACCTACTAGCCAATAGCGACCGGCAAAGTCCGCCACAATAAATATGGCCTGTTTAGAGCGGTAAAACTGTTCAGCCTTATTGCGGCTATCAATATTCCAGCCTTGCATTTTGAACGTAAGGGTAATCGCGTAGCGGGTGCTGGGGGTGGTCTCACTCGTTTCAGTCAGAGTGGCTAAGTTCCGGTTTACCCGCACATCGCTAAACCAAACATTTTGTTGGCCGGTGTGGCCGATAACCCGTTGCCGTTGCAGGGTAATGGCGTTCACCTGAGTGAGCCAGCGGCCAAAACGATCCCGCTCGCTTACCCAAATAGCCCGAACCCCCCCAGGCCCAAAGCGCACACAGTCCAAGGGCTCCTGCGCAATGCGTAGGCCCGTGCGCTGGGTAGGCCTGAAGCTAGGCATTGCCCTGCTCTTTAGGCTTGCGTCCGCGCTTAGCAGGCTCCGGGGCTCCCTTGCTTACCACTTCTAGGCGCACTTCCAGATTGCAGGCCTCTGCTACCCGTGATATATCGGCCAAGTCGGTAGGCCTAGAGGGGTCTAGCATCTCGTGGATCGGGTTTAGCGTAAGCAGTTTAAGGCGTTTAGCTAACTCCCTATCATTTACCCCCGCCATCTCCATTAGTTGTCTAACTAGTTCCGCGCTGTTCATTCTGCAAAATACGTAAGATTTTAGTAATTTTGAATAGCAATGGAGCCGGTCATTCACGCCACTGTATACCTGAGCAACGATCCAACGCTAGCGGTGGCTGAAAAGCCCGCCAGCATGTACGAAGCATATGTACAGTTAGAAAGTGCGCGGCGCATTAGTGCGCTTATGCAGCAGGGCTGGGTGCAATTCTTCTTTATTAAAAAGACAACCGGGCAAGAAACGTCCATAATCGGCACTACTAACCCCGAACTCTACCGCTATACCTTCAAAGGGCCAAAATCAAGGCGCATTGCCGGCCTTCAGCGGTTCGTTGCATTTAATCGTAAAGGCCGGGCCGCTTGGCGGTCGTTTTACAGGGCAATGGCTACAAACATTGTAGAGCCAGATAAACGCCAAGCGGGCGGACGTGAGGGTAAAAACGTGCGCGTAAATGTAGACACGAACACAAAACAAACAATCAACTGGGATTTTAAAAAACACCAAGAAATATGAGCAACCTGTATCTGATTGCCGGGCACGATCTACAGCGCGACCCCGGGGCACTGGCCTACGACCTCACAACCGAGGCTAGCCTAACCGCCGTATTGCGTGATGACATAGCGCGTGTGCTAGCCAACCCAAACGTCCATCGGCACAATGGTACCGTTATGGCCGATAACGATAGCCATAGCCTGCTGCAAACAATCCAAGCGGTGAACGCGACTGCAAAGGCAAAGGACTACCTGCTGGATATACACTTTAATTACAACGCGGCAAAAGCTAGCGGAACTGAAGTCTTCTACGCCGCATCCACCAACCCGGCAAACATAGCCCGTGCCGGGGTGTTATCCGCAAAAGTAGCGGATGCAATGGGTATATCTAACCGAGGGGCCAAGCCTGATACCCTCACCCAGCATGGGCGACTTGGCATTTTGCGGGATACAATTCCTCAGGCCTTGCTGCTGGAAGTGTGCTTTTTGAACGCAAAAGACTTGACCGCGTACCGCAACTGGCGAGGAAAGGTTGTTGCAGCTATAGCCGCGTTTTATAGGCCTTTTCTTGCGCCGAATGTATAGGGTTGGGTGTATATGCTTAGCCCTGCTTATCGGGGCGTGTAGCCCCTGTAAACACGCACAACGGGTATTGGCGCGGTGCCCAAACGCGGCGGCTGATACACAGTACGTACAGCGGGTGGATACCCACTATGTGGCGTATCAGCGCACAGATACACTCATCCATGAGCACCTTTTATGGGATACGGTGCGGATCGATAGTGGGCGGGTGCGGGTACGCATAGTGAAGCGGGATAGCCTGTTGTACGTGCGGGCCGAATGCCTGCCAGATACGGTGTATATAGAGGGGAAAGATAGGGTGGTTACCTTGACAAAACAAGCTCCGCCATTCCACGTGCCTGTTTGGGTGTGGATAGTAGCGGGGCTGGCTGGCATACTATTGCTTTTGCGCTTAATGCGTTAGGCATATTTTAAGAACGTCCGCTACCCAGCGTGCCTCTTCTAGCCGGGTAGCGCATTTACAATGGGATGGCACGTTAGTAAGGCTAGCCTTCAACCCACAACCGTTCAATAATGGGCTATACTAACTGTTGCTTATAAGCCAAGTAGGTTTCCGCATTTTCAAACCACTGCCCGCCCAGTTCGATGACATCCGCTTTCTGGGCTTCGGTCATTTCGGGCTCCTCCAGCTCCAGCACGTTAGGGATGCCAAGTCCGTTGCTATCCAGCAGGTCGGGGGCAAATCCAGCTAAGTACTGCGGAATACGCACAATGTAGCCGTTATGGTTTGGCAACTCAATTGCTCGGTCGAGAGGAATAAAAGCGTACATATTAATAAGGGATAAATTGCTTTTTAATGCGCGACAAGCGGGTTTGAAGCGATATTAAAACCGGTAAGGGTATTGCCGTTGCCGCTTTGGTCGGCAATGGTTGGGCTAGGATAAGCGGTTGAGGCCAGCGCGTCAAAGCTGTAGCGCACGCGCAAGCCTGCTAGTAGGCTCCCCCAAGGCTTCATGCCTAGGCCAAACTTGTACATTTCCGTTATTTCTGCTGACGTAAGGCCACGGTTGTAGTGCGTATACTCATTTAACTGCCCGTTTAACACCGCAATAGGCGTAGGGGAAACGTTACCGCCCAATAAGAGGGGCTGGGTAGTGGCCATCGACATAACTAGCGGCACATCCGGTCGAAGCTTTCCTCCGTTAACGTACAGACTTAGTACACCAGCCGCACGACTTATCGTTAGCATATTCCACTGATTAGATGTTATCGGCGGGCCACCTATATTTATGGCAGAAAAGGTGTTGGAAGAATCAGCAAAAATAAAGCTTAGACCCGCGTTATCATTAAAAGTAGTATCTAGGCTGCCGTCGGCATTCAAGCGGGCAATGCGGTTACGGGCCGTACTGTTGTACGTGGTAAAAGAGCCGGCTATCAAAACCTTCCCATCTGTCTGAATCGACACATCAATAACGCTGCCGTTTGCCCCTGTGCCTATGTTAAAGGTAGTATCTAGGCTGCCGTTTGCATTCAAGCGGGCAATGCGATTCGCGCTTACGCCGTTGTACGTGGTAAAAGAGCCGGCTATCAAAACCTTCCCATCTGTCTGAATCGACACATCAAAAACGCTGCCGTTTGCCCCTGTGCCTATGTTAAAGGTAGTATCTAGGCTGCCGTCGGCATTCAAGCGGGCAATGCGATTCGCGCTTACGCCGTTGTATGTAGAAAAGTCCCCCGCTATCAAAACCTTCCCATCTGTCTGAATCGACACATCAAAAACGCTGCCGTTTGCCCCTGTGCCTATGTTAAAGGTAGTATCTAGGCTGCCGTCGGCATTCAAGCGGGCAATGCGGTTACGGGCCGTACTGTTGTATGTGGTAAAGAATCCACCGATCAGCACCTTGCCATCGGGCTGAATGGCTATGGTGTTAATAGTCAGGTTTGCCCCTGTGCCTATATTAAAAGTAGTATCTAGGCTGCCGTCGGCATTCAAGCGGGCAATGCGGTTACGGGCCGTACTGTTGTATGTGGTAAATCCGCCAGCTGCAATTACCTTCCCATCTGCTTGAAGCTTTAATGACTCCACTTGCGAGCCAAAGCCTGTGCCTATGTTAAAGGTAGTATCTAGGCTGCCGTCGGCATTCAAGCGGGCAATGCGGTTACGGGCCGTACTGTTGTACGTGGTAAAAGAGCCGGCTATCAAAACCTTGCCGTCACCCTGAACATCAAAATCTAGCAGGTTGTTATTTGCCCCGATTTCGGTGTTAAATGAATTATTTGCAGAGGCATCCGGATTAAGTAGGGCTATACGCCCGCAGGTACGCTCATTGTAGATAGTGAACGCTCCACCTAGTAGAATTTTTCCGTCTTGCAGCGACAAAATTTTACTAGGTGGGCTATTTGCACCCACAATATGCGTCACCAATTGCCACCCAGCTAGTGAACCTGTGGTGTTATCATACTTGTGCACAATAGGCGCATTGGTTAGAGATGTGCCCTGTTTTAGCCATACGTTTATTGCAAAATCTCCGCCGCCAATGTCGGTAAAAGCGTTGTGTACGGCGTGCCAAACGTCGTTTACGCTATCAAAAAAGAGCGCGTTACCAAAGTTGAACACCTCTAGCGGCACCTGTGCTATTGCCCCGGCGTTTCCGCACGCGTCCACGTAGCGCAAGCTTATCGTGTAGGGGCTGCTGGATAGCAAGAATATACTGGTAAAGCTAGTGCCAGTGCCCGCTACGGTGGCGAAGTTGTCTAGGCTCCATTCCAGCGTAAAGCCCGCCGGGATGCTGCCACTAAAAGCAAGGGTACTAGCCACGCCTTGGGGCACCACGGGGGGAAGTATCCCGCCAGTCGGCTCCGATGGTAGGGCAATCGTAACCGTGGTGCTCGAGGTAGGCGTGGAATTTCCGCAGGCATCTATGTAGCGTACAGCAACATTAGTCTGGCCGATAGTGTTATATAGGCTATCATAAGTAGCACCAGTTGCGGCTATAGTGGCGAAGTTATCCCGGCTCCACTGGGCCGTAAAGCCAGCGGGCGGCGTATCCACGCTGAAGGTAAGCGCACCGCAACCCACGCGGCTTTGCGCAGCAGGAGCCGCTGGGGCTGCGGGCATAGTTACGGTGGCGGTGGTCTGCACTACTTCGCTCACGTTGCTGAACACGTCGATATGTCGAATGGATATCGTAATATTCCCTACTGTACCAAAAAGCCTGCTGTACGCCACCCCTGTTCCCGCTACGGTTGCAAAACCATCTTCGCTCCATTGCACTTCGTAACCGCTCGGTGCTGCCCCCACTGTAAAGGCAAGGGTGGCACAGCCTACGCTAGTTTGTGGGGTTGGAGCAACGGGCACGGGGGCCGGTTCTTCAGAGGCCGCCACCACTACTAATATATCTCTCCAATATTCCACGCCGTCAGCTCTGAGTACAAGGTCGTATTGCCACCCGGGAACAAGCCAAGCCACACCGCCGCCTATATCTTCAGCGGCTTCACTGCGTGCAAGTTCCAGCTCAAACTCCCGGTATACCCGCCCGTCGGTGATATCCGTGCCCACTGTGCGCGTATGGTTACGGTATGCGCTGCGCGGACTAAGCGTTACCGCCCACGCTACACCCTCGCTCTCTGGTGCGCTACTAATCGGCACGCGTAGAATATTCACTTGCCCGGTGGTGGCGTATAGCATAGTGCCAAGATACGCAAAAACAAAAAACCCCCGAGGGTTTCCCGGGGGTCGTTATTAACTAGCTTGGCTAACTAAGCGAATACAAAGCTAGCCGCAAGGGGCACGGGACTCAGTGCGCTTTGGGAAGTGAACGTTAGTGCCGTCCCTGCCTGATCCCCTACTGCCAGCCCCGGGTCGTCGCTAAACGCTCCGTACAGGCCATCGCTGTTTTGGCTACTTGCCGTAAAGCCGTAAAGCCGGTACACGCCCGCCCTATCCGCTACTGCCATTAGCCAGCCACAATCGCTGTTTTTGATTTGATCCAAAAACCGCTTATGCTCAGCCGCCGCAATGCGCAGGTTAGGGTTGTCGCTGTAGCGCGGAATAGTCATGGTGATCGTTTCGGTCGTGAAACTATTCCCTTGCTCAAACGCGCTTATTGGCTGAACCGTGTTTTCGAACGCCTCAATCGTGTACCAACTCTTTCCCGCTGCCAGCGTTACGCTGTCCAGTATTTCGGAGTTAGTACCGTTAAACGTATAGGCGGTTACGCTCTCCGATTCGATGAAATAGGTAACCGATTTGCTACCCCCGCTTACGCGGAGGTCGCAATTTCGGGCAAACCCAGTCGATATGTTACATACTTTGCATGCCATAACTTAAGTGCTTAATTGGTTAAGAAGGGTCGTACCAAACAACCTCGCTAAGACGGTGGACAGCCATGCCAAAGCGGAACCGTAGCAGGAACTTGGTATAGTTCTGGAAGATGTCCGACGGGTTGGTTTCGTCGTTCAGGTTCTGGATTCGCAGTGTACGGATGTCGTCTTCACGGTCATACGCAAAGGTAATGTTCATCGTGGACGTGAATGCCACCGTACCGGCAGGGAAGTGCTCCATAAGCACAACTTCGTAGTGCCCATAGCGGTAAATAACGGGTTGCCCGTTTAGATACACCGACTCGCTGGGGCTAAAGAAGTACTGCCCGCTATTACGCAGCCAAGCTTCGCCTTTGCGGAACACGTCGAACGCCACATAAAAACGTCCGCGCTTAGCAGGATCGCGATCCTGAGTCAGGTAGCGAAGGTTTTCGTCTGCGTCTGCGGCTTCGATCATCTTGTCTAGCTCCGCGCCAAAGTTTGCGGCAGTGATACCGCCAACTGCGGGCGTGGGTTTTACGGTTACGTCGCTGCCAACGGTTGCGCTGAATAGTTTAACTAGGCCGTTCATAGCATAGTTGCCTACCCCCCATGGTGTTGCCACTGTGGTGTCGCCCAGGATTGCAATCTGATCGAGCTGGCGACCTACTCGGCCTGCCATTAGCTGCGATAATGCAGATAGGTGTTCGGCCTGATCCTCAAAACGCTGAGGCACTCCGGGGGCATAGCGGTTTTCGTAAACAGTTCCTTTTAGCATGTCGTTTGATATCTTCACCGGGAATGCCAGATCAATCATATCGCCTTGCTTTTGAACACTGCTAAACGTTCCATTATCTGTCAGATTATCAGAAAAGACAGTAAGCCCGCCGGTAAGGGACACGTCGTTGTAATAGAACTTGCTCTTTTGCCCACTTACAAAATTGAATAAGCTCAACTCTCGGTTGGTTACATACGCATTTGTAAATACGTCTATAATTACCTTGTCGAGTAGCGACAAGCCATCATAGGCATTGCCGCCGTTATTATAGCTACCTGCCATTTTTTACGGTGTTTTGGTTAAGTCTTTCTTTCACGCGGTCATAAGCAGCCGCGGCTCTCTGCTCTATTGTCAGCTCTACAGTCTTATTCCGATCCTGCACAGGTGCAGGCAGGCCGGGGGCTCCCTTTGCGTTTAGCTTCGCCTGTAGCACCTTCAGCTGTTGTTCCAAAGGGCTCACACGGCGGCTAACCTCTTCGGCGAGCAACACGCTAAACTCTTTGGCTGCATCGGCAATGGCAGGGTCTACCCTACTAGTGCTCACCCTTTGGGCACGCATTTCGGTTTCACCATCCATTCCGTCTTCACCATCGTCACCGGCCGCAGCCGTTGGCATAAATACAACCTTGCCTTCCTTGCCGTCCGCGTCAATAGCGGGCAGCTCAAAAGGCTCGGTCTCGGGGAACATAACGGCTACCGTCTCCTCCCCGACTGTTACAAAAACCTCCATAAGCTCAATTTTTTGTATAGGCTCGGGCTTTGCGCCCTCTAGTAAATCAGCGGCTTTGCGCAGCAGGGCGGCAACGGGGTTGCTGCGCTGTTTGCGGCTTGCCTTTATTTGTTTGTCTGCCTCTGCTATCGCGTGCCCGTAAAAGCCCTCGATGCTGAAGCCGGTAACTTTATTGCCTTTTACCTCCTTCTGCCAATACTCAGGGTCTTCTACCCGTACGCTCATCATCCATGTACCCTTAGGTAAGCCCGTTAGGCCAAGTGCAACTGCCTTGTCACGCTCTGGATCTTCGATTATCCACTGCTCAACTACGTACGCACGCCCGTTCATATCCACCAGGTGCTGGTGCGTGAGGGCCATGTTGCCGTGATCCCGCGCAAATTTGTTGCGGCTTGCCTCAACTACCTCTTCACTAAACAAAATGTAGTACCCCTGCTTCTTCAGCTCGCGGTAAATCGCCTTGTTTGGGATCAAAACAGGGCCGGTTACAATGCGCTTTTCAGCGTTAGCCGCTGCCATCATCAACTCGTTACGCTCCCCGTGCGCCGATAGGGCGATAAAGCTCTCCTGTATGGCGGGTTCGTCTACAAGGCTAACCGCAAAGGTGCCCATGCTAATGTCCTCGGCGGTCATATAGTAGATTGGCAGGCTATCGTCTAGCTTTTCCGGTTCCATCCCTATAATTAATTTACGCTAAAATACAAATTTTATACTAACTATAGAGTGGCAAGGGCTTCAGCAGTCGCGTTTTCGGCGGATTTGTCTACAACACTACGCACATCCACAACTATTGTTTGCGCTACTTGCTGTTGCACGTTGGTTATTGCGCTGCTTACACCGCCAACCGCGGCCCCGCCCACCATACCTCCCTGCTCATAACCGCGTACCCGCAATTGTTCTAGCCTGCCGATCAGCGGGCGGGCCTCTGGGTGGCGCACTACCTGCTGGGGGGCTACATATTCACCCCGGTGCACAATGCCAGCAGGCTCAAATTTGCCGCCGTCCCCAGTATACCCGCCCTCAGCAAACCCGGGGCTAGCGGTCAATACAGTTGCCAACTGTGCGGCACCCACTGCACCGTAAGCTGCCGCTAGGATGCCCGCGCCGATTGGCGTTAGCAGGGCTGTTTGGGCAAGTGCACCCATAATTGCCTGAGCCGTGCTGGTTACCACGCCGAATGCGTCGAATGCTTTTTTCTGGTTTGCCGCCTTGCGTTGCAGGTTCAGCTTATCGCGTTCCAGTTTAGCCGTTACAGCCGCCTCTTCTTCGCGTGCCGCTTGCAAGGCGGCTACCTGATCCTGTTCTGCCAGCAGATTTGCCTTTATCTGATCGCTTTGTGCGGCGTTGCTATCCAGCAGGTTGGCCTCCAGCTCCGCTATCCGATCTTGACTTTCAGCCACTCGCTCGTCAAAGAGTGCCAGCCGCTCCGTGCTTACCTCTATTTGGGCATCCAGAGCCTCTATGCGCTGGGCATTAACCGCGTCAAGGATAGCGGTTATCTGGCCTGCCAGCTGCTGGGCCGCGCCTATCCCGGCATCCAATTGGGCCTTTTGCATTTCGGCGGTCTTGGCAGCATCGGCCTCTTGAGCCTTGGCCACAGTGTCGATGCTGGCTATCTCGGCCTCTTCTTTTAGCGCCAATTGCTTTAGCCTATCTGCAAGGGCTATCTCGTTATCCTTAAGTGCCGTTTGGGCTAGTGCCCGTTCGGCTGCATAGCGGCGGCGGATTATCTCGATCTGCTGCTCTTCCACGCGCCGGGCTAGGGCAATGCGCTGCGCACCCGCCACCTCGTCACTATCAAGTAGCCGCTGATTATTGGCTAGGGCTAACTGAAGCTCAAGGTCGGTTAACGCCTCCCGCTCCTCCCGTATCTGCTGCTGACGAGTGCGCTCTGCCTCAGCCGCGGCTTGGGCCTCCGCTTCTAATTTTGCCCGCTGTTCTTCCTGCCGCTTAGTATCCTCATCCGCTAGCTTGGCTTGCAGCGCGGCGGTTTCCTTAGCCTGCTGGCGGCGCAATAGCTCGATGCGCTGCTCATCAAAGAAGGCACCTTCCAGTTTAGCCTGCCGTTGGTCAAACGCTAGGTTTTGCCGCGCCTGCTCTTGCTCTATCTCCAGCACCCTCTCTTCGCTTAGGCTGCTTTCCAGCTTACGTATTTCGGCTAAGTTGTTGTACTGTTCGCGCTCTTTGTCTAACCGCTTTATGGCTGCATCCGTATTGGCCTGTGCGCTAGCGGCCCGTGCCTCCCTTAGTTGCCGTTCCAGTTCGATCCCCTCTTGATCCAAATCAGCCACAGCCTTACGCGCGTCTACCTGGCCCTGCCGCGCTTCATTTTCTTGAAGAATCTCAGATTTACGCGCTTTGGCTCGATTTGCACGCGCCACGGTTTCATCTTCAAACGAGGCAAAATAACCGGATTGCTCTTCGCGTAGTTTAATCGTTTCCTCAGTTTCCTGCTTTAGGGCTAGGTTCACGCCCCGTTGCGCTACCCGCCAGTTGTCTATCGCTACCTTTCGCTTTTGGATGTTGGCGGTTATCTGCTCTTGCAGTAAGGCGGCTTGCAGCTCAGTGCCGCTTAGCCCCTTTTGTTGCAGCTCTATTTGCTTAAGTTGTAGGGCTAGTTCCAGCCTGCTGGTGCTTAGGTCATTCGTGCTTTTGCGGGCCTTCAATTCCGCCTCAGTCAGTTCATTTAGTGCTTTTGTTTGTGCCTTGGTTTCCCCCTCACTTTCGCTAAAAGCCTCGCTTAGCGCGTACACCGCCGCGCCTAAAGCCACAACCCCCGCCGCTATGGCTACAACGGGGTTCAGTAATAGGGTGGCATTCCATATTTTTGTTGCCTTATCAGCCGCTACAACGGCTAGTTTTTGTGCTGCTATGGCCGCCGTGTATCCATCTGTTATTAGGGTTGCCGCGCCTTGTGCTGCACCCGCTATGGCAGTGGCGGTTTCGAGGTCTTTGATGATTGCAAGGGAGTCTTCACCCGACCCGCCGAACGCTTGGAAGGCAGCCGCACCCTGCGAGAATGCGCCCACTGCTGTCGCTCCAAACCCAGCTACAATACCAACGGTTTCGTTTAGCCCGCGCTTGCCTACTTCTACCCGCTGCTCAAATTTGAATACCTCTTTGCTTAAACTATTGAACGCCTTGCTGCCGATGGGAACCCCGTCCAGTGCCTTGTTCAGCGCGGTTAGCTGCTCAAAGGAATCGCCGGCGAATTCGGTTGTTTCGGTTAACGCATTGTTTAGGGTAGCTACCGCCCGCTCGTTGCTCTCTATTTCGGCGGATAGCCGGGCATACTCATCACTAGTCTTGCTTAGCCCCTGCTGCTGCTCTTGCAGTGCCTTCGTGCTGTTCTGTGTCGCTACGATCTGCTTGGCTATCGCCTGCTGTATGTTGCTCAACTGGTTGGCGGTAGTGCCAACCGATTTGGCTACAGCGTTTAGGTCTTTAGCGGCCTTATCAGCTCCCTTCAGTTGCAGCTCGAATACCTTGGTGTTGCTTGCCATTAGTAGCGTATCATTTTTACTTTTACCGGTTTCGGCTCCGCGGGGTTGTAAGCGTCCACCTCAATAACATAGTAGGCTTGCCCGGCTATCAGAACCGGCCTTCGATAGTCCAACGTAGCCAGATCGTAAGGCGTTAGCATGGCCTCAACCTCTGCTTTGTATCCGCGCTCCAGCCGCTGTATCCGTTCGCTGTACCCGCTAGCGTATTGCCCACTAGCTAGCCCCCCGGGGTTTGATGCAAGTGGGGCTATATACCAGCCCAATCGGTCGGTTTCGGCTACGCATATGGGCACTACGCTAAACTGCTCACCCTCTATCCATAGCGTTACACTTCGTGTTGGAACCCCTACTAAAAGGCGAGGCTCATAATCATATTCGATTGTTTCGCTACCATCCGCTAGTTCGCCTAGCGTTTGCCCAATTGCATCCTTGTTGTGGATGCAGGCAAGTAATAGCAACCCCCGAATGTTATTGCCGTCCCAGATAGTAAAAGTGCGGTTGCCCGTATAGGCAAAGGGCAATGCTATTTCTTGTTTACCGTCCGCTGTAGGGATGCTGGTTAGGTACGTATAGCTAACCTTTTGGCTATTGGGGTCTACAATCAGGTCGTCTTTCTCAATTTCCCAGTTAAACTCCAAGCGGGCGGGCATGTCGTTAGGTTCCGTTACGATCGTTTCTATATTCGCCTTATCCGTCCAATCTACACCCTGGCTGGCAGGCAAATAGTAGTCTTCTATATAGTCAATCGAAACCGATCGGGTTGCACTATCAGCAGTTATGACTAGGCCAAACAAATCATTTAGAGCCTTTACATAGTCTAGCTGATCCATATCTGGCAGGAAACTTTGCGGGTATAGCAGTTCCGGACTCTCTGTTTGCCCTAGCCCAGACTGCACCACTTCGAACCGCTGGCCTGATTCGATAACTACCCGCCAATCGTTATTCCCTTGGTTATTGTCTGCATCCAAAAACATGAATGGCATAACCGCGTCCCCCTTTTTGAAGGTACCCGTGTACTCCAAACTAATGGTATCGGTTATGGGGGTTGCGGATGCACCCGCCTGCCGTGTATTGAAAAAGTCCCAAACCAGCAGATTGGTATCGCTTGTAGTGCCGTTTGCTAGAAGCCCCCCGTCCGTTATGCCTGTCTCATCAGATAGCGTTACCAGTCCCGCACCTCCTATTGCGCTAGGTCCATCAAAACGGCGTAGGGCGATAACCCCCCGGGTTACACCCGGGAAAACCGGAATAAGTGGGTTGCTAGTAGTGTAAGTAGCGTCTGCTATGCGCCCAAAATAGCGAAGGGTATACATACCATCCTTAAGGCACGTCCACTGGCTATGCGCCGATCTCGATCCATTGCCGGGATCTGGGCCTAAATAGGTGAACCTTGCCGCTCCATTAGAGTAGTCATAACTTAGGCTATAGTTATTGTTTGGCACCATTAGTGCCCATGCAAACGCACCCTGGCTTGTGGGCACAAGGGGATCATAAAACATACCTAAATTACTAACGCTGCCAAGCGGAACGAATGGCACGTTTCGGTATGCGATACCCGCCGTGTGCCGTTCTTTGTAGCTTCCCAGCAACCGCCAGTTCCATTCAGCCCCATCTTTGCCGGTGTATGGGACACATAGGTTTCTGGGTGCCCGCTGGTCGGTTACGTCAAAGAACTGTCCGCTTACGCTATAGCCTGCATCCTCAAAAATTCGCCTAAGCAATGGCCGCACATACCAGCAGGGCCGAAAGTTGGTAAAGTCTAGGTGCGTTTCACTGTGGCTATTGTTTAGTAGCAATGCACCCGCACGTAGCCCCTTGCTATCGGCTACCTCTATCCCGGGCTGTAGCGGGTTATCCGGTGGATCAGCACCCCAGATACTAGGGTCAAGAAACGCCGGGAAGTTACCATAACTAATAAGGGGGAAAAAGTATTCGTCTTGTGTTTCGTCTTTAGCCCATACCTCAGGTAGGGCTACACCCGTTCCCGCGGGGTTTTCAGGCCAAGGGTTACGAGTAGGGCTACGCATACCCGTAAATACGATACCGGGGGCTTGCACGTCCCGTAAACTTTTGCCCCGGATATTGTGCCCCCAGCTCACAGAATCCCCCACAATCACCCCTTTATACCGATCGGGCTCGCGTCCGGTTATGAACAGGCGGCCCCTTAGTACCGTGCTTCCGTCTACCTCTATCCGCGCGTCCAGTGTAGGCTGGTTGCTGTAGCTGCCTGCTTTGTTGTACTTGCCTGTGAAGGCCAGCAGGGCGTTATTCCGGTCGGTTGCGGGTAGGTTCAGGTTTAGAGTATAGTCTCCCTTGGTGGCTCCTACCTCGATCGTAGGTGCGCGGCGTATAATCCGAGCCCCCAGTTTTTCGCTGGTTTCAATGTCGGCGGGATTGCCGTTAATCAGCAGCCTTACCACGTCGTTTTTGCTTATTTAGCTCCCTGTATGCGGCCAGCTTGCCCTTGTACCGCTCGTTAGCGCGTACTAGTTTGGCGTTTTCGCGCTGCAACTGGTCTACTTGCCGCTGGTAATTAAGCAGAACGTTACCTGCTTTGTTGATTGCCACTATTGTTATGATAACAGTAGCCGCCAAGAGCACCCATTGCCGCTTATCCATGCACCCAATTTAAGCAAAAAACGCGGCACCTGCATTAGGCACCGCGTCCAGAACTTCCCATTCCCGACATGGAATTAGCAAATATAGACTATTTGCCTTTGTAGTACAACCTTTTCCACTGATACACTAGGCTCATGGCGGTGTCCAAGTCTTTTTCGCACTCTTTGTACATTTCCCTGGAACGCTCATAGTTCTCGATGGCCAAGTCCCGCTGGGCGCGGGCATCCCTCAGTTCCAAGTGCAGGTATATGATCCTGAGGATCATGGCCAGTGCTGCCGCTATGGCAGTTATTAGGGTTAGTTTATTCTTCATCTTCATCTTTGATTAAACTTAATGCCCGAAAGGTAAGCCATGTTGCGCAATTTATCAACCCTTTAGTGTGTTTTCTTTTTGGCTCCATGTCGCACGTAGCTCCAGCTGCACCTGGGTATCCTCAGTAGAATAGGTAAGGGTACTCTCGGTTACGTGCAGCGGTGCCCATTCAGGCGTACCGGTTACCTCCGTTAGGGTGTAGACCTCAGGGCTGGCGGCTATGTCTTTCAGCCATTCCACATGATCAATAGGCAGGTAGCCACTACGTAGTGTGTGCCGCTCTTCTACCCCTACCTGTAGCGTGCGCATAACTTGCCTGCTGGCATCCGGGTAGGTGTAGCCCCTGCTCTGTTCATAGGTTGTGCGGGTAGTGCGTATGTCGGTATCGCGCACGCCTTCGAAGTGCAGCAGCTCCCAGAACCCAAACGAATTTCGAAAAAGAATAGGTATGTAATTTTGGGGAGTGTCTACCTCGTCCACCGTGCGGGTTATGGTGGCAATCTTAGGGTTGTTGGCTCCTTGCACCCCAAATACATCCACCCTTACCGTTATTACCCGGCGGCCTATTTCAGCCTCGACCTCGTCGAGCTTCAGTGCCTGGGCATTCAGGTTTAAATGCACGGTCATATCTGCAAGCGGAACCCCCTCGTTAATGTCGCCAAGTGTTGATAGCGGGTACTCCCTTTCTAGCTCCAATCCATCCGAAAAGGTGTATAATACCTCCATTTTGTTTGGCACGAAGCGGGCTAACTGTGAGTCTCGGCTTATGCTGTAAGCATTGATTAAACTAGCCATATCGTACTCTCCATCCCCCCGGCGCATTATTCTGTAGGGCGGGGCTTTTGTCAGTTCCCGGGCTAGCCTAAATGGATTGGGGTTTACACTATACGCGTCGATACCATCGCCCCCTATCTCGCTAGGCAGTGCGCCACTTATGCACAGGCCGTACGCACTGCCTACTTGATAGCGGCGCAGGTTACGGGCCTGGGCGTTCGTGCCGTCTACACCCCCCGTATATTGCTCTCCATATTGCATAAAGAACTGGGCACTGGCACCGCTGTATGTAAGGTAGCCCGGGGCTGATTGCATGGGCATAGGGAGCGGTGCCCTTAGCCAGGGACGCAGGTACTCGCTTATGTCTATTTGTGTTAGCCCCGCTGCATCGGGGGTGCCATCAACAGTTGCAACGTAGTGTATCGTGGTTGATGGTTGTGCGGGGTCTATCATCTGGATAGTTAGGTAGTGTCCATAAGACGCGCCGCCTAGTGTGGTAGCTCTGTTGATTTCAGAGGCGGTGTAAACCGATTGGATGCCATTCGGTACACTTGCACTTGCTTGTATAATCCCAGCAGCCCCCGGTATAATGCTATTTAGTGTTAGGGTTTGCGTAGCAAAACTAGCCCTCATTATGTTGCCAAATGCGAACGAGTGGTTTATGGTATCAGCAAGGCTCTGCATGCTTTGCGCCCTATCCGCTGGCAAGCCAGAAAAGGCTAAAAAGTCATCTGGTCGGACAGGGTCAGACGACGCGGTTAGGGTAGTGTTATTTATGGTTAGCGTGCTACCCGCTGGCCAAGCCACAGCAAAATTTATTACAACACTGGCATATATAGCCGGGTTGGTATATGGCCTAGGCAGGTTGTCAATAGCTACATCTGAGGTTATTTTTTCTGCCTGAAGGCTTACCACTACAGGGCTGCCTGCTGCATACAGTTTGAGAGATAGGCCGGATGAGGCAAACCAGTCTACAAGTGTAACATTAGCCATGTAGCCAAGTTACGCATTTTGCCGCCTAAAACGGCAGGTCGCTGTCGTCTACCGCGTCCTCTACCTTTTGGTAAAAGGTAGGCTGATTGGCATTCTGCCCCGGTGCTACGTCCACCTTCCAGATAGACAGAGAGGTAAAGTATACGGTTTCACCCTTCTGGTTAACCCACTCGCGCCCACGGATGTTGAAGTGCACGCGCACGGTATCCCCCGGCTTAACCCCGTCCAGTTTATCCGTTACTTTTTGGTTAGCTTCGAGCTTAACCAGCTGGGGGTACTCTGGGTTATCCACATAGCGCACTACTAGGTCTCGCTTGCGGTAACCGTTGCCCACTTCTACAGTGGGGGTTAGGGCGTGTACTGTGCCCTCTATGGTGAAAGTACTACTCATTCTGTTTCGTTTTTGTAATAATCAAAGTATTTGCCCGCAGACAATGCGCGGTTAAGCACGGCCAAAAACTCGCTTAACGGGCGTTCCTGCATCTTGCCGGGGTCAAGGAATGCCTCTTCAATAAACCAGAGGCGCGTATAGTTGCGCTCATCGGCAACTATTGCGCCTCCCCAGTTTGGCGCAAAAGCGAATCGAACAAGGGTGTTGTCCGCTACGATGTACCAGTTTTCGACATCGTAGAACTCGAAGTCACCGTCGTGCACGCGCTCCGTGTACCTGAAGTATTTTGTTATTCCAGTCATGCTACAAAGATAGGATGCGTTGCGCAATTTAGCAAGGATTCCGCTAAGTTTTTTTGCCTACCTTTGGGTGGTATTTCCCCTAGCCCCTGCCGATAGGCAAGCTCAGGGGTTTTGTTTTTGCCCCCGGCTCAGAACAGGCCCGTCAATTGCAGCGGCAGGCAGTGCGGGCCACACTATTGGGGCTACGCTGCTCTTACCGCCAAAGTAGGGGAAGGGTGCTTTCATCTTTCTGCTATCAGTGCTATCTGGTTATCTATGGCTATATCCCAGTTGAGAGTAACAAACTCATCTATCT